TAGGGATAAAGTTAAAGCTTGTGAAACATTGTTAAAATTAAATGATTACTTAGATACGAAAGTAAACGTAACAGAAAATACCAAACAAGAAATTAGAATAAGCTTAGTTGATGATGATGAAGAAACTGAAGAATAACAGGAATTATAGCTTAATTTTAGTAATGTATAGAGTATTCATTGAATTTATTGTAAATGGTAATAAATCGTTGAGTTGGTCGCAAAATAACATTTTTACGACTTATAATTCATATTATAGTAAGTAAATAATAAGGTAACACTAATATAATAAACGTTGATATTGCAAGGTTGATGATGATTATTCATTGTTTGCCTTGCTTTATTTATGGAAATGTATAAAATATTAGTGCTGATTTAAGCTAAAATAGCAAGTTTGAAATGTATATTGGTGTATATTTATTAGGATAAAAGAAACGTTTTAATGGCTATTTCCCCTTTACTTGAAAAGTCGCTTTATGTAGTTAAGCATACGAACATTTGATATTAAATTTCCCTTACTAAAACGCACTACAAACGGTTTAAACAAACGCAATTATTCAATCAAGTAAACACTCAACCAACAACTAAACTTAATAATTTACCCCTAAAACAAGCTAAAAAGGTAAGTAAAAGGGTTATCAGATACAGGCAGACATTGAAATATATGTTTGCTTTTTTAATGTAAGTAGGTGAAGAAAATATTAAATATTAAAATAGAAAAAAATATGTTCAATCAAGCATATCTTGATAATTTATTCGATTATAGTCATAGATATAATGTATTTTATGGTGGTCGTTCATCTGGGAAAAGTTATTATATTTGTGACAAATTAATAATTATGGGTGCAAATGAAAAACACCGTATGTTATGGCTAATGAAAGAGGGAAATAAAGTTGAGGCAACTATCTGGCAATTAGCAATGGATAGTTTACAAAAGTTTCAAATATATGACAAAGTTAAAATCAACAAATCATCTTCAACAATAGAATTTCCAAATGGTAGTTGGATAAAAATGATAGGACTAAAAAACAGTGAGGATATTAAGGCATACGTTAATGTGGATACTATCTGGGCAGAAGAAACAAGTAATTTCAATGAGTCAGATATCGAAGTCATGGATGGAACTGTAAGGGGTAGAAATAATATACCAAAGCAGTTATATTTCAGTTTTAACCCTGTAAGCAAAGCTAACTTTGTGTACAATTATTTTGGCTTTTCTACTGGTACAATTCCACAAGATACCTATATTTTGAAA